CTTTCTCTTTCTTCTTTGCTTCTTCAGCGAGATGCTTGATCTCTTTATATGCTCTCATGAATAAAAAAGAGGATGTACTAATTTATTTATTAACCAGCAACAATAGAAACTTCGTCTACATAAACTTCGAGACCATTATTTGTATCACCTTGAGCAGAAACTTTTGCTGATTTGGAAAGAGTTGCGGAACCAGTGAATGCTGCTAAAGCACTGGTGTTGGCATTAACAGTAATTGATGTTCCACTAACAGCAGTGACCTCTACATGAGTGATAGCAGTATTGTATCCAGCAACTGAAGATCCTGTGAGAGTTGCATAATCGCCAACAGCAAAAGGTTGACTATTTCCTTCGGCAGTTAATACACATGATGTTGCTGCTGATGCTGCAATAATATTTGCTTTTTTAGGAGAATGTCCCTTGACAATAATTTCAGTTCCAGCAAGAATATGACCAGCATCAGGATCTGTTCCTGCATTAGGATTTCCATTAATAGAAAAATGAGCTGCTTGTGAAGCTGCGTTTGAAATTCTGTATAAACCAGTTTTAGTAATGTGTCCAGTGCTATTAATTACAGCATTAGCATTATCTGTCAGATCACCAATGTGTTGAACTACTTTAAAGATTGCCATTAGTCTTCTGCTTTTTCTTTATTTATTTGCTTGAGCATTTTCTGTAGGTCTGCTGTGCTACCTACAAATAGATTGTTCGTGGTGTTACCTGCTTTCTGTTTGGTGGGTGCCTCAAGATCTTTCATCTTCTTCTGAAGATCAATTAGTTTGTCAGTGGTGTCTGCAACCTGCTTCATAGCGTTCACAGCAACCTCATACGCTCTAGGGTGCCCTGACTCCTGCGCCACCTCTAACGCCCCGTTGAGCGCCTCCTGACCCTTGTCTATGAGGTTGTATAGTTGAGCTCTGGTATATTCGTAATCCTTCGTTGGATCATCCTTGTCTTTTGGGTTAACCTTTTCTGGTTTTGATTCTTCTGCTGGTTCGATATCTGTAGATTCAACTTCGATATCAAAGATATCTTCCATGTTCTTTTCAAACTCGTTCATAGTAGTTCAATCCCTTCATTAAATCCAAAGTCATCCGTACTTACGAGAAGTGCATCGTCAGCTGCATCGATAACACCATCATTGTTTTTATCTTCCAATGCTTTTGGTGTATATGTAAGAGAAGCGACACGCTTTCCAATATTGGGATCGCCAATAGTTTCGTGTACAATTGCTTTCTTGATGAGACCGCTGTTGCTGTAAGGACCGTAGATATATGACTTGGCGGTAAAGTTTAAAGTCCAAACAATACTTCTTCTATTTAAGAAATCTCCATCCCAATCATCTTCGTGGTTAATACTATTGAGAACAATCGAGATATCTTTCTTCTCATTCATATCACTAATCATATTCACAGTGATATTAAAGTTTGGTTGAAAGTATGGTAAAATCTGCTCTAGAATTTGAAGACCATCGTCTTGTGATTTTGCAATAATACCAAGTTCAAACTCCATGTTGTATGGAACAGGAACATACTGCATCTTCACTTCTGTTCCATCATCGTTGATGACAGTTTTATATTTCTGTGTAGGTACAGTCTTTCTGGCATTATCATAGTTAATACCAGTCATCTCGAAGTAGAGACGTGGTAGTGTGATAGCAACTTTCTTGTCAACGTCGGGATTCTGCTCAAGACGTGTCAAGAATTTATTCTTTGGACCATAAGCCAGAGGAACTTTCTCTGCCTCAATCACATCACCAGTTGATGGATCTTTTTTTCTGATCTCAATATTATTGAATAATGTACCGAATCCGATTACTGTTTTTCTAATCGCTTCGTTATAAAAATGTGGACCTAACATCAGAACTCACCAGTTACTTTACCATACTCACCGAATGGGTTCCTCTCGGTGAAGTCGAGAAGATCATCAGCTGTTTCTTCAATATATTTATTGTCTGCGTACTGAACATTTTCTAGAGATAGATTGTCTACATCTACACTATCTTGTACAGTACCACTTTCAGATCCAGTGATGGTCTCTCCAGGAGTAAAGTTACCGTTTCTATTAATAAGCGTGAGTTCGTGTGTGTCTCTATCCCAGAAGGATACTTCTGCAGTTGTGCCAGTAATTCCACCAGTTACAGTCTCGCCTTGGATGTAGTGAGTAGTTGCTGCTGGATCCATAGCAATTGTAATTGAAGGTGCAAAGATCTCTTCAATTGCATCAATCTCTTCGATGCCAGTTTCAAACTCATCGTTGCCGAGCTCGTAGATTTCTGCAGTTAGAGTGTAGATATAGTTCTTACCTAACTGGTAGAATGGCGCTTCTCTTTCTACAAACTTGATCTCATATAGATCTTCAGTAAGAGGTAGGTAGATTAAATCTCCTTCGTTAGGTCTACCGTCTACAGTAGTGATGTCTGCAAACTCTTGGAATACTTGACTCCATCTGTTCTGTGATACCACCATTGTAATCTCATCGGTGATACGTAGACCGAACTTACTAATGAATTCTGATGGAGCAGATCCAAATCCCTCAACATTAATCAGTAGCATCTCGATCATGTATTGAGTCTTGAACTCGGAATACAATACATCATTGAGAGGAATATCCTTAATCATCTTCCTTGGAAGATAATAAACATCACTACCGAACAATCTAATCTGTTCGTCAACTAAACTTTGGATAAGGTTTTGCTCGGTGTTGACACCACCGTGCTGTGGAAAATAGATACTCTTCATCCGATCATATCCATTGGAGGAAGCTCATAATACGTGGCACTCTTTGCCATAAGTTCATCAATCTCTTTCTGTGCATCCTCAAACAACTGTCTGCCGTTTAAAGACACACCACCAGGCAATTGTACGTTATTGAACTTGATTAAATTCTGACCCCACTGTCTTTTGATTAGTGCGGTAAGATACTGCTTGATGAAGCTGTCATTATAGACTTGAGTGAAATCATCTGGATCGAGGTAACGATAACATTCGATTAGAAGATAATTTCCTTCCGCTAATCTAGACTTATCAATGTCAATGAACAATCTATCTTGTCTCTGGTTGAATCTAAATTCTACTAGAGCACCCGTGTTCACAACCATGTCAAGAGTCTCGAAGTATTGACGAATCATAAAGTAGTTCGTCATATCAAAGTTACCAAAGGCAAATCCTGATGAGAAAGAAAAGATATCCATCAGGAAGTATTGATTGCTCAATCCAAATAGATCATTGCGAACCCAGTTGGAAGATACGCCAAATACTTTTGAAATTCCAACTACATGTTCTGGAATCTCAATGAAGTTATTTCTATTCAACCATGTAGCAGAATCTGGCGCAAGTGTGGTTACACTTTCATCTGAAGAATCAAAACGTGTTACATCATCTGCTGTGATCTCATGTTTGAGATACATCTTTTCAACGCCATCAAAATGACGCTCTCTATAGTATTGGAAAGCGTCATCAATTAGGTCATCCAGTTGATCATCATCTACGTTAATCTCAAGAACTGGATGACCTAAACGCCTCAAGCAATACTCTTTAAGTTCTGCTCTAGTTGAGGGTTGTGCCATCGGTTACTCCTTATGCCTGTGCTTCGGACCAGCGAACGTTAATCGTTGCATTAATTGGGCTACCAGAAGTTAGATATGCGTTAATCGCCAGTACGTCTGGACCGTTGGGGAATGTACCTCTACCACCGATTGGGGTATTGGTAAGTTCCTTCAGATCTGAAAGATCGATGGAGTCTCTGTTACCAGGAGATGCTGTGAATGCAAATACCTGTTCTCCAGGAATTGCAGCACCAGTCAGTGGTTCGAATGTATATGTTGTTGTGCCTGCGTTACCTGCTCTAGTTCTGTCAGAGAACTGAATCCATGTTGTACTGCTGTTTCTTCTGAAGATGTTAACAACTGTAGTACCTCCTCTCAAGTCACCACCAGTAACAGACCAACCAATCTGTACACCACCGATGTCTGATGTATTGAAGAAGACATAGTTAGAAGAGTAGTTCTGGGTTCCAGCGTTAGAAGCACTAATAGGAGCAGTACCGCCGATGAATGTAATATCACCACCAGATGCAATCTGTGCGAATGATGGTTGTCCACCTGCACCGCCCGTATTCAAACCTGCCCAGGTAACGTCATTTGGATTAGTTGGGTAGTTCTTGGGATTTAGAACACCCTCAATAATAACACCTTGAGAGGTTGTTCCGCCTTGGGTGGTAATCTCAAGATTCTTGAGAAGAAGCTGTGCTCTGTTGATCAATTCTCTTTCACCAAGATCTCCTGTGATAGCATTAGATACGCTAGGTGATAGTCTGATCAAGAATAGAGTGGTCTTTGTAGTTGTGATTTCAATTTCTTTTTCTTGGTAGTTAAAGAGGTAACCACGGTCTTCATCAAATCCACCATCAGTTAGGAATGCAGAACCCCAGTGATTAATTTGTGGAGTTGCAGTATTTGTCAGTAGAATAACACCAGTGTTTACAGTGTGTATTGCAGCTTCGCCTGCTGTGTAAGATCTTTGAGATCCAGCAGCAAAGTTTGTAAATGTTGCTGATCTGGTCAATCCTGATAATATGTTATTTTGCTTACTGGTGTATCTAATAATTTCATTGTTGATTAAAAGAGTTCCACTGTTGGGGAACAATTCTGATCCATTAGATTGTAACTGTAAACTATCAGTTTCTGTGGCTGTTAATAAGGTATTGAGTCTTCCTCTAGCACCTTCATTGATGACCTCATAACGAACAGGGAGGTTACCAGAACGCATAAATGCTTCATTGTTTCTATTGTTATTCTTCAGTCTATGTAAGAAGATAAAGTTACCTGAAGGACCACGTAGCATCCAGTCAATGAATCCAGCACCATACCATGTATATTGGAATCCAATCATCTGCATTCTATTGATCTCGATGTTGTAACCAGACTTACCAGTTCCATCACACTTATCAATGTTCCATCTATCTTGTGGAATAATAATTTCTTTAGTCAATGCAGCTTTAACATTAACTGCAGGAGAAACACCTCTATAATCTGGATTTACAAAGAGTCTAGTATCGTTATCAATTTTTGTAATAACATGAGACATTCCACGGATAACCAATCTTTGACCAACAGATAACTGCTCTGTAAATTTGGTGTTATTACCAAGAACTGTGTTTAAGTTTGGTTGACATGTCACCGTTCCTGCAATTTGGAATGTAGAAGATCTCAATCCAACTGCAAGGTTTGTTCCATCATACTGGAAGAAAATACCATTCTGATCATCAAATGCACCAGCACGAACAGTAGCACCTTTCCATCTGTAGAGAGCTACTGATGGCTGATCTCCAAATGCTGCTTCTGTGAGTGCTAATGGTTGTTGTGCAATAACAGTAAAAGTAATTTCATCTACAATCGATGCAACCGTATAATGATCATTATATCCAGGAGTGTTCAATCCTAGTAGTTGAACTTCTGCACCTACTTGAAGACCGTGATTGAGGTCATCAGTAACAACAGTAATAATACTGCCAACTGTAGTTCCATCAGCGGTTACAGATCTTAAGTCATATGATGGTGCAAATAAAGCACCAGTGGTATACATGATACCTTTACCAGATTGATATCTGATGTACTTTTTAGATTGACGAACAGACTGTGCGCCATGTGCAGGAGAACCTGTTCCTAACTGCACACCACCATCAAAAGGTCTGTGAGTATAGAAGCAGTCTGTTCTTGGGTATACTCTACCTGTTATTCCCGTAGATACAGTTCCAGTAGATCTAACCACATATGCAAGTTGATTGAGAGCAGGAACTTCATCTACGAAGAATGGACCAGATGCTAAATCATGACCAGATCCATTAGAAGTAATCGCGCAAAGAATAGTATCGCCAGGAACTAGACCGTGGTTTGATTGGAATTCAACAAGAATTTTTGCAATAGCGGCATATGTAACATTGGTTCCATTTCCGATTACGTTAGACGTAGCAGAACTCAAAGAAATTGCTGGGAAGAATGCAATCGAATCTCCAGAGACTGGAGTACCAGCAGCAGTAATTTCTGTAATAGCTCCAGTGTCATTTACGTTTGTAACTGTAATTACGAGATCATTTGTTGGCGAAACACCGCCAAGAGACACCCCAGGAATATTGAATTGATAACCAATTTTATATCCTTCTCCAGCTGCACTAATTTCTGGTTGATATGAAGAGCTGATAATTCTTGGTAAGAATAGAGCGTTAAATGCAGTTGGGTTTGCTACGTAATTAATGTAAATTTGGTTACCATCCCAAGGAGTTCCTGAAGTTGTAATTCCTGTGATGCCACCAGAAGCATTAACTGTCTGCACTGTAATGGTTAAGTCATTTACGGTATCAGTACCGCCAAGTTGAGATCCTAGAATTGTAATTGTGTCTAGGTTTGAGTATCCAGAGCCTGGGTTTGCTATAACTACATTGTAAGCAGGAGTTGTTGACGAAGATTCATTTGGAGTAACATTTTGTGTTGTTAAAGTTTGAGTATCGGCTGGATTTCCACCAGCATCTTCTGTCAGCACAGAACATGTGAATGACGTTCCAGGTACTAATGCGGTAACTAATAATGTTGAACTATCTGGTCCAGTGCTTGCATAAACAGTAGATGAATTTGTGTTTATATCATTGATAAGACCATTTCTTACCGCAGTGATTGTGTCGCCAGATTGCGCTGTATAAGAAAATGTATTACTACCATTAATAGTTACATTGAAAACATCATTTACTTCAATTACCCCACCAACTACAACTTCATCTACTTGAGCAGTTGATTGACCAGTACCAATTCTTTCGACTGTAAATGAAGAGTTGAATCCTGTTCCAGAAGTAGAAGATTGCTCTACACTATTGTATGTAGAACTGGATGGAATTGCTACACCAGTCGCACTGAATGATGTGATTTCTCCATTAGCTCCAACTGTATCAATATGAATAGTGAGATCATTTAATGGAGACGTTCCTCCGAGAGCATTACCATAAATTACTAGATCTTCACCAGCAAAATAACCTTGACCAGCTCTTTGCTGGTAATTTGACGCAGTACCATTAATAGTGAAAGTTAAAATTTCACCAACAGCCCCTACAGTTTGAATTGTAATTGCCAGATCATTAATTCCATCAGTGCCGCCAAGATCGCTACCTAAAATGGTAATAACTTCTGTGGCAGAGTAATCTCCACCAGTGCTACCTAAAAATACATTGGCATAAGATGGCGATGCTCCACCAACTCTCTCTACATTAAATGTAGCTCCAGTGCCAAGTCCAGTATAAGTATAGTTGGTGATATTATTGTAGAAATTTTGTGGGTTGATGATTACTGTGGTATAAGATCCATTCTCTCTAGTAACATCAAAGGATGCACCATTTCCTTGCCCGAAATTAACATTAGATCCTCCTGTTGGTTGTGAAATAAAGCTGTTACCAGTTTTACTTACAGTATATGGAGAAGATAAAGTAACCGTAGTTCCTTCGATATTAGTTACATAGATGGTTGTGCCATCACCATTATCTAACGCAGCACCAACTTCGATAGTAGATGTATCGTTGAAAACAATTTCTGATACTGGGGCTGTAAAACTAGTTGTAATGTTTAGAGTTGAATCTACGTCAATAACTGCTGTTACCTGCGTTCCAGATGGAATTCCTAATCCAGTAAGAGGAGCACCAATTGGTGGTAATACAGAAGCAGTAGAAACGCCCAATCTAGTAGAACCAGAAACAGTTGATCCTCTTGTTAGAAAATTACCACTAGCACCTTGGGATTCTACGGTGAATGATGGGTTGTTTCCAATTTCTGCGCCAGTGTAGAAACCAGCTTCTTTGAGAACTGTGAACGTGCTTCTTAATTGAGTAGCAGGAGAAGTTCCTACTTTTGCTTTTGCGTAATATCTAAATTGAGTTGATGTAGGAACAGCGTCGATAATAAATGATCCTTCTGCCTTTGAGAAACCAATAACAGAATCATCCAAACCTTTGACTGATACAGGATCTCCTACATTTAAGTTGTGATCTAGAACGGTATCTACAGTAATTAGAGAAGGACCGATGCCGCCAGAGCTTTGAGAAGCATCCGTTACTATATTTAAAATAGCAATGTCTGAACCAGGAACTTCGTAGATAGATGGATAACCGCGCAACAAGTCAAGAGACTGCCACTTGGTTGGTTGAATGCCATACTCAAAGTCAGCGTCAATCATTGATTGAGGAGTTGCCATCCTCATACGTTCGATAGCATCAGTACCGAAGTCGTATGGACGCATCTTCTGCTCTTCAGATTCGACAAAGATTTGAATCTTGTCGGTGGGAGCATGTGAAGATGTATCATATAAAAATGTAATAGTAGTTACGCCATTGGAAAGCGTATTACTATATGGAAAATCAGGATCGGAACCATCTGATGTAGATGTAAATTGTGTTGAAATTGGTAGGTTGGGATCGCTAAAATTATATAAGAAAATATTTTTTGTAGCGTTGGTGATCAATAGAATTTGATCAACATCTACCTTATCAAGGACTTTCAGTGTGCCGACACCAGCGATACCTGGGGAGAATACATAGTCTCTAATTTGTCGTTTTGCCATTTATAAACTCCGTTATTATCCTAGTGCGATAGAGAATGCTACAACTTTACTATCGACGTACCTACGATTAGTCGCGTCCGTCGCGGCAGATGGATCTGCCAGATTCGTTACTTTATTATTTAGAAGATTCAGGTTGCCTCCAAAACCTCCTTGAAGGTCGAGAGTACCAGCTACAGTAAGGTTTCCTGTATCAGCGTCAACAACTAATTTGTTGTTTCCTACAACAAGATCTCCAGAGGTGGTTACTGACGAAGAAATCAAAGAACCTGAAGTCAGAATATTTCCTGTTGTATCTGAAATAGAAGCAATAGTGCTTCCTTCTTCTCCAGAAGATTTAATTGATAATGGACCAGTTAAAACTAGAGGAGCCGATGCTGCTGTTGTACCAATAGATAATGTTTTTTCAGATACAACGGGTTCTTTAAAGAGAGAAGTTCCTCTAACTTCTAGCGATGATCTTAATAAAGAATTTCCACCAACATCCAAATCGCCAGCAACAGTAAAGTCTGTGCTAATTACAGAGTAATTAAATTTAGCATACACTGAAAATGCTAAATCTGGATTATCAGAATAAGCAACAATAGATTGATTGCCTCTTACTTTAATCTCTGTTCTTTGGTATGAAGTTCTTGGTACAATGTCGGTGTTGTATTCAATATATTGGTCTGCAGTAATAGAAGATCCAGCGTTTTCATCGCTAATGGCAATTCTAAATCTTCCGTTTGATGGACCTTGATTAGAAACAAAAATACTTAATAGAGCTTCTTCTCCATCAGGAACTGTATATAATACTGTATTTGTTCTTGGGGTTAATTTTGTGGCAGATACAAAACCTGTGTCAGTTGGATCATCTTGCACCTGACCATGAATAATGAAATTAGTTAAAGGAGAATCTGCCCAAACTACCAGACTCTGTTCATTGCCATAATAAATGAAATCACTTTCATAACTTTGTCCTTCTCCAATTTGGTAATCATAGAGAATATAATTTTCTGGATTGAATTGGGTAATACCACCAGAAGACACACCGATTCGAATCCTTACTGGATATGGATCTCTGTGAGTTACTACGATTTTACCTTCTACAACTTTACCAGCTGGTGCAGTGTGAAGAACTTCTCTTGTTTTTAACGCTGGAACAAGAGACGCTAAATAACCAAAAGTTGGATTAGACATCTTGTTGTCGCTATAGTCCTTTTATGTTATACTTATTTATACTGGCGTAAATAGCATGAAAATGATTACAGGATTCAATGGATTCATTGGATCACACTTTGCAAAAAAATTTCCAGAGTTTATTGGCATAGAAAATTTTAATGCTCCTGCAATAATCGACAGGTTTAATAACTGGGAAGATATTGATGAAATCATACACATGGGAGCTATCTCATCAACTACAGAAACAGACCTCAACCGATTGCACTATTTTAATGTAGAGTTAACCATAAAATTATTCGAAAAAGCAATCGAATATCAAATTCCAGTTAAGTATGCCTCATCTGCTTCTGTATACGGCAACTTTACTGATGGCACAATCAACCCACTAAATTACTATGCTATTACTAAAGTACAAATTGATTATTGGGTTCTAGATAACCTGAAAAAGTTTTCTTCCATTCAAGGGTTTAGATTCTTTAATGTCTATGGAGATGGTGAAGACCACAAAGGAGATCAAGCAAGTCCAATTAGTAAATTTACTGAACAAGCAAAAACAACTGGACAGATTAAAATCTTTGAAGGTTCTGAAGATGTGTTCAGAGATTTTGTATGTGTGGAAGATGTTGTAGACATTGTTTGTGATAACGGAGCCTCATCGGGAATTTATGATCTGGGATCTAATCACTCATATTCTTTTAGGGACATCGCAGAAATCATCGCAGAAAAATACGGGGCGGAGATCGTAGAGATCCCCTTCCCCGCACACTTAAAAAACAAGTATCAATATGATACTCGTACAAATTTTGGATGGCATAATAAAGAGTTTATTACCGTTCAAGAATACGTTAATCGCCCTTGATAACTCTATATGAATCTTCCTCATAATGAGTAGTTGAAAACTCATACATCTCGGTTTCTTCTAAAGCAAACATTTGATGTCTTAATTTCCTGGGGATTTCAAACTTATCCCCAGGTCTCAAAATAATTTCATCCGCCAATTCGATATCATCATCATAACCATATAGAAGACGCAGCTTTCCAGAGTGGATATAAAATGTCTCCTCTTTCTTCTCATGGTAATGCCAAGAACATTTCTTGCCTTTATTAAAGAAAAGAAGTTTTCCACAATACTTGTTATTATTAACAATCCATTTTTCGTGACCCCAACCCTTGGGTACGATCTTAATTAAAGAAGTCTTTGTCATTGATTCCTTTGTCATCGATGTATATATCTCCAGAGGGTTTGCCCAAGTGTAATTCGTGAAATTTGCAACCCCATCCTTTCAACTGATTGAAAGTTAATTCTCTGAAGTGGTGAGTAGCTAGAGTTCTGGAGTTACTGTATCTACCCATTCCTCTGGCGGTAAGGTAAATGATGGTATGACCTTCATCATAAAGAGAATTGATTTTTGCAATCCTATCTAATTTAGGAATACTTGTTTCATAATCAGCATCCTCTCTACATTCTGGTTTGTCGCAAATAGTTCCGTCAATGTCAATTACATAAATCATTCACATCATCCTTTGTTAATACGTAAGTTCCTGGATTGGATACAGCAATAGCAGCTGCTTTGTTTGCATACGGGATAGCAGACTCAATAAGACTTGTAGATAGGTAAAAGTATACCAGAGCCGATAGGAAAGTGTCTCCAGCACCAGCCACATCAAAAACTGGCACCTTCGATCCTGGATAAGTTATTCCTCTATATGTTGCTCCTTCCGAACCTTTTGTTGTGATCAAATATGGATGCACCCCAGTAAGTTTCTTTGCTTCCGAGTCATTCAATTTCAAAAAACAATTTCTAGGTAGATGTGTTTTTTTACTATCAATGAAAGTAGGACCATCAAACCATTCGACCAAATCGAATAACCTTTCTTCTGAAAGAAATCCCTTATTGTAGTCGGAAATAACCATTGCATCAAAATCTTCTGTAGGTAGATCCCAATCAAATGGATCTACAGAATCATTTTCGTCCAACCTCATGATTTGTTGATTTGATTTTTCATCTACAAATCTAGTTTTGATTGGCATCTTATCGTTAGTCATGATATAAACTTCCATACCAAACGCCATAAGATTCTCTCTGACGTTCCAAGCCATCCCTCTAGTCTCATGTACCCTAGACTGAACAAGAACTGGTACAGGCGCTTCTGGACTCATCCTAGAGCACTTTCCATAAACATATCTGTCTATACAGGTATCACCGATAAGTAACACCCTGAATTGTTTTTGTTGTGGAGTAATCTCCGAGTCTATCGAAAAACCGAACTGCTTTGGCATACTGCGAACCTACTACTTCTTTTCCTTTCCAATCAGAACCTACTACCATTATATCAGGTGATATCGATTCAAGCAAATCTTCTAGCTCCTTCTTGGTGTCGAACACATGAACTACATCAACGTATCTAATTGATGACAGTATTGTAGATCTATCTGTCTGCGAAAAAATAGGTCTCTCGGGACCCTTCATCTCTGCTACTTTCCTATCGGAATCAATAGCAACAATGAGGTAATCTCCAAGAGACCTGGCATACTTCAGGAGTTCGATGTGCCCTGGATGGAGCACATCAAAACATCCATTTACAAAAGAGATTTTCATTCGTTAGGTACATGAACAAGTTTCTGAATCTCGGGAAGATACATCCATTCAATATCACTATTCTTCAGTGTCTTTACAGCATCTTCAATAGTTTCTACCAAAGGATCACCGCCAAGATTGAAAGAAGTATTGAATAAGATAGGAACTTCGCTCAACTTCTCAAAAGCATCAATAAGATTATAGTAATGCTTATTCTGCTCTGGTGTTACAGTTTGAATTCTACAAGTGTTATCAACGTGAATAACAGAAGGAATCTTTTCTTCTACACCATCATGACACTTAACAGCATACATCATGTGAGGAGTCTCATCGCGACCAGCTAAATCAAACCAGTCATGAACTGATTCTTTCTTGATAGAACAAGCGAATGGACGGAACCACTCACGATGCTTCACCGCATTGACATGATCTTTACCATCCTTGATAGTAGGATCAAACAGAATAGATCTGTTGCCAAGAGCGCGAGGACCGCCTTCTGAACGACCTTGGTAAATGGTTACGATGTTGCCTTTACGAATTAGTGCAGCAACATCATCGTAAGAAGTGTCGGTAACTTCTAGTCCCTCTAGATCTGCTTCATAGGTAGAAGGATCATATTGAGGACCATAGTAAACAGACTCTTGCTTATTAGGCTTCTCTGTCTCTTTCAGTTTATTGTAGACATATTTGGCACCACCGATTGATGTTCCTCCATCATGCGAAATGGGTTCGCAGTAAATATTCAGATCAGGGAACTCCTTCCAATACTTGTAGTTTGCAACGCAGTTGAGACCATAACCACCACAAACGACAATGTTCTTTTCACCAGTTAATTCGTGTGCTTTACGAATCAACTGAACCATACGATCGGAAGTTTGTTCCTGGATCTTGTAAGCGAGATCTTTTTGGATATCAGTATATTCACCTTCCTTATGATCTTTGGTATCTTCTTTCAAGATATCATAACGACCAACATTAAGTTGAGCGGCATTAGGATAGGTGGGAATAATCAGATCTCGATTACCCCACTCGCCATTAAAGAATGATGGTAAGTTTTCATTAGGTTTGCCGTATGGAGCAAGACCCATGAGCTTACCTGCCTCAATGGCAGGGAATCCACAGTATTGAGTTACTGCTTCATACATCTTGGTATGACCAGGATATTCGGTGATGAAGATGTTTTCATCCGCTTCCTGCATACCAATTGCTTGTTTGGTGCCGACATGCTTAAACACGGTG